AAATATATAATCCTATCGGTGCTTTTAGTTTGCCACGTAAGGCAAGAGCGTCTGTTGGCTTTCATTTAGCCGGTCTATTGCCAGGTGGTAAGGTCAAACAGCTTGATAATAACAACACTAAAAACGGATCTAAGCTAAGAATACAGAGATCAACTTCTAAGAACTTTTTTAATGCTACGGTTTATAAGTTTGATGAAGACATTTTAGAAGATGATAAGTTCAGAAGTGTTATCACAACACTTAATACAGATAGTAGGGAGCGCATACCTGTTGGTGTGCGTCCACTTATTATTGAATCAAAAGGTTTAAGAACTCTTCAGGGTGCAGTAAGTATTGCTGCAAGTGCTACATCGAGAAGACTTAATAAGTACAAGTTCGGTGCTGAGTACTTAAGGGGAGTTAAGCTTAACTTTAAGGCTGGATTTGATTTAGAAGTAGGTGACGTTGTTTTATTTGATTTCGGATCTCTTCAGGTCACTGACATTAAGGATGGCGGGACTCGAGAGGGTGAAGTCAGACTTATGCAAATCGATAATAAGTCATTAAACATCAGAACTGGCGAGATTAGTTTAGATTTAGTTGATACAAACTTTGAAGCTGACAACAGGTTTGGTCTTATATCACCTGCTAGTTTTATTAAGTCAGGCATTGATGACCAGAACTTTGTTATTGAAGCATCTTTTAATACGACTGACTTTGGCCAGAATGAATTTCGCAAATGGGAGGACTTCATAGGCTCTGAAGTGACCGTCAGAGACATTGATGGTACTACAAGTGGTAGTGCAGTGCTCCAATCTATAACTGGTAACTCTTTTGAGGTTGCGACCAGTCTTGGTTTTACGCCTAGTGCTGGTCAGTTATTGGAGTTTAGTGATTATCAGGTTACACAGCCACTGGCTAATGTTAAGTTGTTATACGTATCTCAGTTTGACGGTGTTAGTTTTCCTGATGGAGACCCGTCTTATAAGATGCTTTAGGGGGATTTTATGGCCGATATACCAGGTGATTTAGATAAAATAAATGACATTGAGGTTGCTGCAAATGCACCTGTAACAGAGTCATTGATGAGTCGTTTGGGAGCCAATATAAATGCTCTTATTGATCTTCAACCTGAGTTTACTGAGTTCAACGCTTCTGGTAACTACACTGTGCCTGGTAAGTCAGGCGATACCGTGACTCTCTTAGCTATCGGCTGGGGTGGCGGCGGTGGAGGTGGCGGTGGTGAATCCGGTCCCGGTGCTAACGGTGGTGGTGGCGGTGGCGGCGGAGGCGGTGCCAGGTTTGGTATCTCGTTAACGACTGCTACTGCAGGTGCTGTTTTACCAGTTGTTGTTGGTGCTGGTGGTAACGGTGGCGGTGAAGGTTTAAATGGCAGTGGCGGGGGATCATCTACTTTTAACGGCGCTCTTTTTAGTGCTGGTCGTGGTGGGTTTCAAGCAACTGGTACACCTGGCGGAGCTGGAGCTGCGGACATCACTAAAGGTGGTGCCGGTGGAGCTGGTGGAGCATCTTCTTCTGATGGTGGACGCGGTGACAGAGATTCTTTAGCCACAGGCGGAATTGGTGGTAGTCAGTCTGCTTCTGGTGCTGACTCGTCAGGCGGAGGCGGAGGCGGCGGAGCTGGTCCGGGCGCTAACGGAGGCGCTGGTGGTAACGGCGGAACAGTTGGAAGTCGTGACGGATCAGATGGCGCATCACCTGCTGCAAACACTGGCGCTGGAGGCGGCGGAGGTGGTGGCGGATTTGGAGTCATCAGCCCAGGCGCTGGTGGATCTGGTGGTGATGGCGGAAGTGGTAAGGTTATTATCTTAAGCTTTGCCGGATCGACTGTCTTTTAATGTCAGCTAAAGATGCACTGTTGAGCTATTATGAGCGACAACTTAAGAAGACAAAAAACGGTCGCACCAGAAAACGCCGTAACGCAAAACCTGAAGAAGTTGCGGTCAAAGAAATTCTCTCCTGGTGTGATAAGAATAACTGGAGTGTACACAGAGTTGAGTCGAAAGCCGTCTACTCTGCCGCTGCCGGTAGATATCTACGTGGACAAGCTGTGCCTGGATTTACAGACCTTGTCGGAAACACCGACACAGGACAAGCTGTCTTCATCGAAGTTAAAGCTAGAGGCAAACGAGCCACAATTAAACCCCATCAAACGGAGTTTATACGTGATAAAATACGCACCGGTTGCTTTGCTATGTGTGCTGATACTGCTGACTATTTGGGTAACAATTGGGTTGTTTATTCAGCCCTTAGTACCGAACTAGGAAAGAAGTACTTAAGCGATTTGCTTCCTAAGTCGCGTTCTTAAGTGATCCATGTCTATGTTCGGGCATGTTTTCTGATCAGTAAACTCGTAGTGACCAAACACGTAGTCGGGCCCTATTCCGTGGCGTAGATAAATATCCAGATACAAGCTGTCGAGACTAATATACTGATCGAAAGTAAAATTATCATCACCAATAAGGCAGACTCCAAGTGAATTGGTATTATGTCCCCTAACGTGCGCGCCAATTTCTGTTTCGACTCGACCCATTTGGATTGTACCGTCTCTTTTAATAATGTAATGGTATCCGACATCTCGCCAACCTCTGTCTAAATGCCATCGCCTAATGTCTTCAACATCAAAGTCACGACCGTTAGGCGTTGCACTACAGTGAATAATAACCTTGTCAGGTTTATTTACTTTCCTTTTACTGTCGCCCACACGCCAGCCTCATAGTCTGCTACTTTTGCAGCTACTATAGTCTTTAGTGGAATACGCAAAGCCTTACATAAAGGCCGCAACTTTTGAGCTTTAAGACCTGTTTGACCGCGCTCAACCTTTCCGACAAATCCAACACTCGTACCGAGTGCCTGTGCTAATGCTGATTGAGAGATCTTCTTCTTCTCTCTAGCCGATCGAACTACTGCTGCTAACTCTGCTGCCATTTGCATCTCCTATTTTTAATGCGTGATCCGCATCATCTTTTAATATCTGTTTATCATCAAGCCTCTTTTTTAGGTTTTTTATAACCTCAGCTTGCTGTCTTAATATATTCCTTAAGTATTCTATTTCAAGATCTCTTGAGTCCATCATCTAGTCCTTAAAAAAAGGGGAGACTTGCTCCCCCCTAAACAATCTAAGGAGTAGCAAGAATTAAGCCCCAGGGTTTATGCCCCTTCTGCCTGCACCAACACCCTGACGAAGCGGTGATGATTCAGGTAGATCAAGTGGCAAAGCTCTTGAAATGTAATCATCCAAGAATCGCTGCATTTTATCGAGCAAAGAATCCACTCGAGTCTCATCTGGCCCGATAAGACGTGCTGCAAGTCTGGCTGACTGAGAGCTTAATAATTCAATCTCTAATAAATCCCATAGCTGCATGATATCCACTACAGCTTCATTCTCAGGCATAGCTAAAGCTTCGCCTTCACCTAGTTCAATCACTCGACCACCATGTGATTCTGGCAAATCCAAAATCGGTTGCGATTGAAACCATTGTTTGTATGCTCTTAATCCATCAAGATACGAGCGCAATCTTTGCGCATCAGCTTCACTAACTGCTGAAGCGTTGCCTGATTGAGACTTTGCCCACTCATACTTAAATCGTCGCGAACGGCGTATGAATCCGGCAATATCATGATTCTGTACAGTTGACATGTATTCCCCCTAATTAGGTATAGTTAACTTTTTCCTATTAGAGAGAAATTTTTACTACCTGTCAAACTACTGGTGTGTAAACTGGCTCCGTTGGCAGATTTTTCTCAACTTCTTCAATCTCTTCAACCGTTCTATCATGACCACGGATAGCATATATCTTATGCACTATGTCGAAATAATCCTTACGCCATGCTGCTCTATCGCCTGGGTCAGGGATAGTTCTAAGGTGTTCAAGCAAGTCATCTACAATTGGCTCAAGTCTCGGGTCTTCAGCTGGTCCATAAACAGGGACCTCTACTATTTTCTCAACCGGCACTTCTTTAATGATTTCTTTCTCAACAACTTTTTCAACCGGCACTTCTACAGTCTGTGGTGGTTGTGATTTTAGCTCAAGAATCTCATTAGTGAGGGTGACGCAGTTTTCACACGGCTCTTGTATCGGCGTGTCCTGCTCTTTAGGTGAGTTGTCGTTATCTTTAACTGGCTCTGAGTTATACAGGTTTTTCCGACCCCAAAAAGCCACAACAGCGCTCCAGATAGATGGTACACACAATGCTACACCGATAGCTATAGTAAAACCAAGAGCAAAGATCACTCTTCGCTCCATTTTCCGCACAGCTGATAATGGCCCCTTACCGCATCGTTTCTGTGGTTGTATCCCTTTATGTCGCGCTCTTCGCCAACATCTATTTGGTAAGGGCAACACTGCCATTCTTTTTCATTGTTTGGTTGCGCCTCAAAAACCATCGTTTCGTATTTTCTATCAAAGCCTAAATCCATCATTTCTTCTGCGCCGACAGGGAAATATTCACCAACAGTGCTTACTATGTATCCACCAACATAAGTATTAAGTCTAAACTTACAGTTGTTTGCTCCAATAAAGTGTCCAGGATGAGGCATCCATATCCAGTCTTCTTTTTTCACGGCAATCTTTCTTCTACGTACTGTTTAAATGTTTCAGCTTCTCTCACAACCCAGTTGGTTCCGTTTTTAAAGTAACACTTAGCACTAGCGTCTTTGCCATAATGCTCAAAGCGTTGCTGGTCATAGTTAAACACACAGAAATTGTTGTTTTCAAAAAACTCTTTGTATTTGTCAATGATACTTAGTGAGGTTCTATACATAGTAAGAAGCTTTTCATAATTAGCTTTTGAAGCCGTGAGCTCTGTCTTAACCTTTTTTAGTTCTTGCTGTGTCTTAGGATCCGGCCTGTACTTAACAACTGTCTTCACTTGAGGCTCAGGCTTTTTTTGCACTTCTTCTTTTTTTACTTCTATCTTCTTTATCAGTTTCGGTCTTTTGTCTTTGTAGTCTGTAATGATCAAGGTTGTTATCGCTATGATGGCCACTGATAAAAAGATCGCGGCCCATTTATTCATTTATTTCTCCATTCAGGTGGGTCACGCAGGTCAATTAAAACCTGCGAAAACGTTAAAACGATTAAAAATACTAATATCAAAAATACTATCAAAACGGCATTTCTTCTGACAGATCAACCTCAGGCGCTGGTGCATGGTTAGGTAAACCAGAATCGGTCACTGAGCCTTGAAACTTGCTGTTCACATAAGCTAAGTTCTTGATCGTCCCGTCTTGTTTTTCTTTTTGTTTCACATAAACATTAAAAAGGTTTCCACGTAGTGAATCCCATTTATCCACAAGTTGCTCAACACCATCAACGTCAGTATCAAGGCCAACATCAGACATAGTTTTTTTAAGATAACCCAAAGATCGTGCTGCATAATCACCACTCAAGTACCATGTTTGCCAAAGCTTACGTTTTGCATGCTCGCCAGTTGCTACAACTAATTCAAGCTGAAAGCTGTCACCAAATCTTCCTGCTAAATCTAAAGTCATGTTATCAAGCCGACAGATGTAATCGCCCTCAGGTATTGCCACCCAACCTGTTGTCTCTACTTCTTCTGCGTTGTCAAATAGTCCCATGGTTATTTGTCTCCTGTTAATTGTTTTAGTAATTGTTTGTAGTCTAAATCCATTATTTCGGGGAGTTTTCCTGATCGGTCACCGGCGTTAAGGTTTGGGTTTCCTTTTGTTGCAAACTTTCTATTCCCTTCATTGTCGATATAACAGTAGAAGATAAAGTCGCAAAGACCTGAGATAACTTTTCTCGCTGATCCAGATAACGTTGTGTCGGTATAAGACCGTTTGATCGATTTCTCTTCAAGGTCTCTAGTTTCTGCATGAGAGATAAATATAATTCCATATCCTGCTTGAGTGAGCGCCGATACGACTCCCATAAATTCGTTTTTAACAAGGCCATACCCCTTTCCGAAACTAAGATCAGACATATGTGTTATGCCTTCCTTCTTACAAATATAAGTCTCTGCCATCTTGTAAGCGTTGTCAGCAGTATCAAAAACAATTGTTTTGAATTGCTTCTTATCTCTTTGCTGAAGCAACTGCTTAGCTATTTCTCTCACATCACTCCATCCCTGCGGATCAAGCTTATAGATCTCTTGAAACTTATGCCCAGGCTCTGTCGCAATAAATAATGCTTTATCAAAGTTTGAGCAAAAGGTTGTTTTCCCAGACTTTGGTGCGCCGTAGATAAGAAACGTGTACTCATGTATGTCTGATGTCGGTTTTGATTTAGTCGATGGTAGTTTCATTTGCGTCCCTTACGTTATCGCCTGTAATGATGCGGCGTAGACTATCGCGTTTCATGTCATTTATTCTACTTATAAGCCTAGTGTGCTTTGATGCCAATACTCTTAGTTCAACAATTATGTCCTTCTCCTGAACTTTAGTCTCATCAAGATAAGAAGCCAAGGTGCGAACCTGCTCCCGCATCTCTAATAACTCCGTTATAAGTCTAGCTGTATTCATAAACTGACGCCCTTAGTAATATTTTGTGTACTATACTTTTTTGTACAGGTCTAGTCAAATAAAAAACCAGCCAGTAGAAAGAGTAGATGGGCATCAGTGTCTAGATACTGGCTGGCTCAAAAGAAGTGCTTATTTGTCTATTGCATTATAGAGGTCTGTCTATTATGCTCATTGAACCCGTTTAAGTATACATATACATCTTAGTACGCATTTTGTCTAACATAATATAGAGGGGTTTATGGGCGTGAATGAAGGATTATCGGTTGGGGAGGCAATGGCCCAGATCGACTGGGATCCGCTAGACCTGAATTTCAGACAGCAACTGATTGAAAAAATTACAAAAGGCACTGACGTTTCACGCCTGGATCTCGTCAATGACCTTAAAATGCAGCAAAATGACCTGTTTTATTCAAAACACCCCACTTATTTGAACCATTTCTACAACGCCACCGATGGTGGTAAGTTCTATCCTGACTACCTAGGTCTGGCTCAGTACTTTAAAGATGAGCTGCACTTTATATGTGATGACTCTTATCAATATATATATAACGGCACCCATTTCGTAGATATATCTAACAAAATGTTACGACAAAAAGTCATGGAGCTCACCTCAGATCACCTGCGACCCGCACACCTTGAGCAGTTCATTAAATTCATAACAGCTCATTGCGCACTACCTATTGAAGACTTTAAAACTCGTGAAGGACTACTCAACCTTAAAAACGGTGTGCTTGATATAAAAAGTGGTGTCATGTACACGCACTCACCAACCTATCGATTCAGATACGTACTGGATCATGAGTACAACAAATCAGCTCAGTGTCCTCAGTTTTTACGCTTCCTAAATTATATATTTCAAGACAGCCCAGGACTTATCAACTTAGTTGGTGAAATACTAGGGTACACAATCATCGGCGGAGAGCCTACAAAACACCGTGCCTTTATGTTCTATGGCTCTGGCCGAAATGGCAAATCCACCCTACTGGACACCACACGTGAACTACTAGGAAAGAAAAACGTATCGTCTGTCTCTATGAAACTTATCGACAAACCCTTTAGTGCTGTAAGACTTAGCGGAATGCTTGCAAACATTGTTGAAGAATCACCTCACCAAATCGATGCTGAAGCTTTTAAAAATATCGTCGGTGGTGGTACTATCAGTGCTGCTTTTAAAGGCAGAGATGAGTTCGACCTTAAGGTCAACTGTCGTATGTTCTTTGCCTGTAACGAATTCCCACACTTTAAAGACGCCACTAAAGGCAATAGAGATAGGTTAGTCATTGTGCCATTTAACAAATACATACCAGACAGTGAGCGAGACACAGATATACTCGTTAAACTTCGATCAGAACTCTCAGGCATCTTAAACTTTGCACTTGATGGATACCGTAGGCTTAAAAAAAATGGGGATAAGTTTACTGTGGTGCGTGAAGTTGAAGAAGCTCATAAAGAGTTCATAGTCTCAACCGATAACGTGGCCGCGTGGGCTGATGAAAATATAGAAAAAGAAGAACATAGTTTCGCTGTGGTTGATCTTATGTATCAAGATTATAAGAAATTCTGTGAAGACAACGGTAACCATTGCACCAATAAAGATACGTTCTCTAAGAGATTGTGCGTGATGTTAGACCAGAAAACCTCTAGAAAATGGACAGGACAACGTAGAATTAGGGTGCATGAAGGGGTTAAATGCACTGGGCCAATCTATAAATTCAACCAAAATTGGACAGGCTAAGGTTTTTTGGACAGTACCTGTCCAGTAGCTTGTCCATAGTTAAGTTATTGAATTGTTTTATTTATTTTAATTTTGGACAGCTGGGACAGGTTTTTTTAAAAAAATGGAATTATAAAAAAAGAAAATAAAATAAGAGATAAAAGTACATTTACCTGTCCACTACCTGTCCAAGAGCAGGTGCGTCAAAAAGAAAGGTTAGACATGGATCTACCAGAAGGAAACAGGCCATACGAGTGGGTGAAGGTTCAGTTAATGGGTCAGGCTGATAATCATTGCGAGCAGCGCTACTCTCAGTTCGGTCATCGCATTGAGTTCTTAGCTGGAGTACGCTGGATGCTCGACTACATGGACCGTCACGAGCTTTTAGGTGTGTTAAGTGAGACTTTAACAGACCCAAACCCTAACGCATCGCTAACTCAAAATAAGGAGCTCAAATGATAAGTGAGATATTAGATCAATTCCTTCACACCATCTGGGGCGCACTACTAGCATCACTGGCTGCTTACCACGGCGCATCACCAATAGTGTGTTGTTTGTTTTCGATCGTGTGTATTTTACCAAGGGAGTTAGTAGATCAGTGGCCGATTGAGCGTCCTATGGATACTGTGATTGATCTGGGTTTCTTTGGATTGGGTGGATTGATTATTGCATTGATTCTCTGAAAAGGAGTGAGAGATGAGTGTGTCGATAATATTACTATTAGCAGTTCAGGTTTATTGTTCGAATCCGGAGAACAACATCAAATATGCAAGACAATTTGAAGCAGAGAGTTGGATGAGAGAAGCAAGATGTGAGCATGAGTTTCATAAGTGCATAGCCGCTAAGGGTGAGGATGTTTGCGTGAAGGAGAGAGATCGTGAAGATTGAGAGACCTGATTGGTTTAGTTTAGCATTCGATATAGATTTCAAAAGCAAAACAGTTGGAGAATTAGATCTATGGTTCGACCAACACGTCGAGCCTATCAACAAGATGCTGAGTGAGGGTGTTGAGATATATGGAGATCATAATCTAGGAAATGGTTCGGCACCATACTATAGCTTTGCTTATGAACAAATACCCCATTCTGCTCATCGCGCCATACTCATAAACATCGAACCAATCCAAAAAGAAACTGCTGAGGATGTGTTGAGGGATATTGTTAAGGCGTTTCATCCAGATGATTATGAAACCGATACTAAAGCCTTTGATTTAATTCACAGAGCCAAAGCAGTATTGGAGCAAGAGTGAGAATCAATAAACTATCTGGCTACTATGAAGGACCCGACGGTGTATTTTATGATTTTAAACACAACGAGATATTTGAATTAATTTATGATGGCTGCGAAATTTATCGAAAGAATGTTGGAATAGTGGGAAAGCGTTATAAATATAAGACTACGATTTCAAGAACTAGAAATGCCGTATTAACCGGTATGACTAATGTAATAAGGTTAGGTGCCATATGACTGACACGAAATATCCAGAGTGGTTCTGTAAGTGGCGGGATGAGCAGAACGCTAAGTTATATGAAATAGAACAGCACGATGTATGGGCCTATGACTGGGGAGCTAACGCCACCTACGACAAGTTAAAGGATGAGATGAATCATTATAGACAATGGTCAGACAAGCAATCCGAGGCCATAAAGCTTGCTAAGGACAGAATACATAGCGATATATGCGGAAGCAAATGCGTTCATGAGTGCGAGGCTTTAACCAAAGTCCAAAGCATATTGGGGGGTAAGAAATGACTGAATGTCCAAAATGCAGAGCAAGAGAGATCAACGGAACGTTAAGAACTTATGACGGTTATGTCCCTAAGCTTGAGGCTGAGATTGAGAGGCTGGTCGAGGTTATTGATAGCTTACTAACAGCACCAGATGCACAGTGCTTTAGTGAGGCAAGAGTCAGAGCAGAGCAGATGTTAAAAGAACATAGAGGTGAGAATGAGTAAGCCGAGAGAGTTTTGTGTTAAATGCCACAAAGAAATGATTGAGAGTGACTACGATGCAAGGCTTGCAGAATCCAAGAATTGGAACGATGGCTATTCTAAAGGTATTAAGCAGGGCGAGAAACAAACAAAAGAAGCCGCCGACAAACTGGCTGAGGCTTTGGATAGTTTTAATCAGTTACTAGAGAATGAGTTTGGGCATAAAGTATGCGGACCTAAAGATAGATGCGGTGACCATGGGTTAACTGATTCAGCAAAAGTAATGCACCAGTGCTATGAAGCATCCAAACAAGCCCTCAAAGAATACAGAGGTAACAATGACTAAACTACGCATGTACCTACCTGAACACATGACACGAGAACACGAGAAAGCCATCGATAGAATAAGCATGCAGTTCGCATCTCGTGGTTGGCCTAAAGAGCAAATCATAGAGTTCTGGCAAAGACCTGTTGATAACCTGAATGGCTTCTGTCCACTAGAGGCAGTGTGCAATGATAAGCCTGAATTAGCACAGTTAGTGGCTGATAAAACACTTAAAAGATTTGATCAATTAGCGTATGACATAGAGGCAGCTGCACATGAAGAGCAAAGACTGATCAAAGAAGCATGGAAAGCTGATGATAGTGTAGTTGAGATAAAGGTTGTTGAGGATGAGTGACGTAACAATAGGTGGCCCAGATAGTGGTAAAGGTATCGGCAGTGAACCAGCATATCCCGCAATGGTTGATGTTGAATATAGTAAAACTCATATAATGACAGAGCAAACACCGGGTCTAACCAAGCGCGAGTATTTTGCAGGGTTGGCTATGCAGGGGATTGTATCTCAAGATGCTGATTTTATAAAGGCAACTTACGACAAGGGCTACTCGATAGCATCTATGGCAGTTGAGCAGGCAGACGCACTCATCAAGGAGTTAAGTAAATATGAGTGACGAACCAATAATATTTCACAGTGAAGAGTCAATTCCTAAGCCTAAACCTGGATACTACGCTGAGGTCCGGTATGTTAAGATTGACACGACAAAAGACGCAGTTCTTGATAAACTGATTAACATGGATCGCCACACCGCAAAGGTGGGTGATATTCTCGACTTGCAAATACTAGCGAAGGCAGCGTTGGATGGATCAGAAGAGCTGGGAGAATCTACACCAGAGCATTTATCAAGAACTAATGGGAGTCAGGAAAGAACTGACAGAGATTAAAGTCGAAATAGCAATGCTGAAAGTCAAAGCCTCATTCTGGGGTGCTGCTGCATCGTGTCTGGTCTTTCTGCCATCACTAATAATTTATATATTCAACAAATGAGATCTTTTAACAAGTACTGGGATAAGTACGGTTTATTGGTTCAAAAAGACGGTGATGGTGGAGACACACTCAACCGTATGGGTCACTGGGCTATAGGTAAGTACATATGTGGCTCAGACGTCTCAAGGTACTTCTCTTATAAAGTTAACAGATACCTTCATAACGGTGATGGTGTTTATAGGCGTCACCCAGATCCAGAGATGTGGTACTCAGACTGGGATAGAGCGACACGAGATCAGTTAACACCATTGGTTATTGCTTTAGGTTTAATCGGCGATACGCTACTGCTTAAAGGTTTAAGACGTCAGATGTTTAAGAACTTCTTTATGACAGTTAGACTTTGGCCTAGAAACGTTTGGAAGGATAAGGATGAGCACAACAGAAAAGCTGCCCGTTGGCGTCCATGGTCTGATGCTACTTTTCGCGATGTTCTTATATCCCATCTTGCTTTGCATATTCGTGCTGGCAGGTATTGGTATTGCTATCCGTTACTTCTTATTATGGACTTGGAACTACTGGGCGGCGCTATTATCAAGACAGCATTTGGTCGCTTCAACAAAAAAGTCAGAGGCGGGGATGACCTCAATTATGCTGCACGAGTCTTTCAGGCAAAAGAAATATACCCCACTCCGTTTAGTTACCTTGCAAGAAAGGTCTATAAAAGAAGACCACACTTGAGAGATATTAATACTAAGTACAGTGAATTGAAGTTAGATTATGAGACTGAGTCAGGACCACAATCAGCGTTTCAATACTATTGCTCTAAAAAGGAGTACGCATGTCCACCGTTAGACTTATTGTACAAGCCGTTCTTGGAAGCTTTATAGTAGCCGTTATCATCACTGCCTGTGGTAAGAAAGAATCTACTGAGCAAGCAGCACCTAAGCCAAGTGTGCAATGTAATGCAATGTACAGAGAAGCCTCAGACGGTATGGGTACTATGTTTCAGTTTGATGCAGCTAATGTCAGATGCTATGGACGTATAGGCCAGAGCAAAGCAGAGTGCGTATGGAGACGGCTTCGTTAAGAAATATTAACGTAAAAAACCCTTAAGTTTTCTGCTCAGGTACCGATAGGTATAATGTTACTTAGGGAGTTAAGATGTCTATTCAAGAACAAAACCTTACAGAAGCATTAAAAATAGGAATGATAGATTGGTTTCAATATTTGGAAGCTGTTCGTAAGCTTTCGAGACAAACTTCTTAAGTAACGATAACTAGTTTGTCGGGGCCTTCGGGCCCCTTATTTATAACCAAGGGAGCGTTATATGTTGCATGTATGTACAATGTGTCACTCAGTAGATAAGCCAAAAAAGGTCACACCAGGTAGTTTCATTATGGAGGTCTTTTTATGGATGCTGTTTTTCTTTCCTGGAATTATCTATAGTCTTTGGAGAGTCACTAATAAGAAGAAGGTTTGTAAGTGTTGTGGTAGTGAACACATAGTGCCAAAAGAGTCTATTGCAGCTAAAAAGATAATGTCGGCGAGCTAGTTATGTTGATACTCATTGTGGTAGGTATATCTTATTTAGTATGGAGTTGTTTTAATGTCTAAAAAAGTAATTCAAAGAGATGTCGAAGTACGTAAGGATGTGTTCGGCAAAGAGAGCAGGCGGTTCAGGGACGAGATTTATAATCCATGGAAGGATAGATTTGATCGTCTGTTAGAAGAGATTATATGGGAGAAAGGCCAGGAAAATAGACCTAAGTCTAATGGCGAAGAAGAAGAAAAATAGTTACGCTTTAGGGCGTGAAGAAGTATAAAAGCATTCTTGTTATTTCGGACACACACTTTCCATATAATCACCCGGACACAATAGCTTTTTTAAAAGCCTGTAAGAATCATTACAAGCCAGATAAAGTAGTACACATCGGTGATGAGATTGATGGTCACGGCATTAGTTTTCACAACAGTGACCCTGACCTACTATCACCAGGCGATGAGCTACTCACTGCTATCAATAGATTAAAAGTTCTATACACGATGTTTCCTGAAGTGGATCTGGTTGAAAGTAACCATGGTTCATTGGTGTATCGCAAAGGTAAGGTGCATGGTATTCCAAGACATGTGTTTAAGAGTTATCGAGAAGTGCTAGAGGCCCCTAGGGGTTGGAAGTGGCATTTTGATTTAACTCTGACTATGAGTGATGGGAAACAAGTGTACTTCACACATGGCAAAAGCAGTGCACATGCAAAGCTATCTCAATCGATGGGTATGAGTGTGGTGCAAGGTCATTATCACGAGAGATTTGAAGTGATCTACTGGGCTAACCCTAACGGTTTGTACTGGGATATGCGAGTGGGTTGTTTGATAGAAGATAAGTCTTTAGCGTTTGCTTATAACAATACAAATCTAAAAAGACCGATCATAGGTATTGGTGTTATTATTAACGGTCACCCTAAGCTGGTCCCGATGGTTCTTGATAAGAGAGGTCGTTGGTGCGGAAAGTTACTGTAGAAATAATAGAGTGGATCGATCCTTATTCTGTTGACGAGTGGTCAGAGATGTCAAGTTTTTCAAGCAAAATCAATCGTGTTACATCTATTGGTCAAGTTTTAGATGAGACTTCTACTGAAATAGTGATGGCATTAAATTATGCACCTGCTGATGATCATGCTTCATGTATAATGGTGATTAATAAATCCACGATCACTCAAAGGCGTAAAATCGATGTCAACAAGGTTCAAAAAAAACGCAGATGAAGTAGCGTACTTACTTGAGTGCGATGAAGACATGTATAGATTCAGGCTCACACTGATAAGTGGTGGCGAGATAACTCCCCAGATGTTTATAAATGCATTGGTTGCGTTTGTAGATGACCATATCCACGAGCCAGAAAAACTATTTGATGAGATGGGGATAATGGACTACCCTCTGCAGTAAAAAGGGGGTACGGCGGTGCAGTATCACTGTAAGTACGATGAATTAAGGGATCCAGACTTATTAACACCACATCCACGCAATGCTAATAAGCATCCTGATCGGCAGATTGAGTTGTTAGCTAAGATTATTGATCATACTGGGTTTAGGCATCCTGTGGTGGTTAGTAAGACCAGTGGATATATAGTTGCAGGTCACGGGAGAGTGCAAGCTGCTAAAAGGTTACGCATTGAGGTGCCTGTACAAGAGCAGCACTTTGCTAACGAGGCTGAAGAGTTTGAGTTTCTAATAGCTGATAACAAAATATCAGAGTTAGCAGAGCACGATGATAACGTGATGATAGAGGGTATTAAGGAATTAGAGATTGAAGACTTTGAGCTATTAGGTTTAGAGGATTTTGATTTGCCTGTAGAGCCAGAAGAAGCACAGTGTGATGAAGACGAGGTACCGGAGAATGTTGATACTAGATGTAAACTGGGCGACACTTGGATACTTGGTTCACATCGTCTGCATTGTGGTGATGCTACTGATGTACTACAGGTTGAGAAATTAATGGATGGTGATAAAGCTGACATAACTTTTACTAGTCCACCTTATAATGCGGGGAAAAATATTAGAGGTCACTTTTATGAGAATGACACCGACGACAAGTCAGAAAATGAATATGTAGACTTTTTGTTGTCTTCGTCTGAGTTGTGCTTGCATAATTCAACTTTTGTTTTTTGGAATGTTCAGTTATTGGAAGGGAACAAATATTCATTAACTGATTTTCAATTCAAGAGACGTGACCAGATAAAAGACATTTTGATTTGGAACAAAAAGCAATACCCTCCACATATAAACAAAGGAACTTTTGGGTGTAAGTGGGAATATGTTTTTGTATTATGCAATGACTCTAAATCAAGGTCGTTTCCTTGTCGTTGGCAGGGCAAATTCCCAAATGTGATAGAAACTGAAAATGCGTCGGGCAATGAATATGCAAAAACTCACAAAGCTACATTTCCGGTTTCGTTTCCATCGTGGATCCTTGAAAAAATGGATTTTGCAAAAACAGTTTATGACTGTTTTGGGGGTTCTGGTACCACCATGATCGCCGCCGAGAAGCTAGGCCGCAAATGCTACATGATGGAACTAGACCCACATTACTGCGATGTGATATTATCTAGGTGGGAGAAATACACAGGCAAAGAGGCAAAGCTTGAAGCTTGATTTCAGAGACGGGTCAGAAGACTTCACAGAGATACAAAAAGAATACGCTGCTTACCTGTTAAGCGGTGCTACTCTTAATGAAGTAGAGATCAATGCCAAGTTTGGCGATCAAATAAATCAATTAAGAAACAATCTAGACATTAGAAGATACGTAGCTGATCAAAAGATATTAAGACAAAATAAAAAAGCATTATTAGATCAGATGCACATTGATAAGATAGTAAAACTAATCCCTATGGCTGTTAAGGTATTGGTTCACGGTATGAATCCTAACAGTACTAATAAGCTCACTCCTGATCAGAAGTGGGCTGCAGGTCTTGTATTAAAACCAGGTCTTGCACAGCTAGAGAAGATGTCTATTAACGCTGCGGATTTAGAATTTGAATTTGATGACAACGGAAATGCAATCAGAATCGATAAGCAAGACGAAGCTCTTTGAGAAGACTCAGAGACAGCGTGACGCTATTGATTTATTGGCTTCTAAGAAGCACGCTATGTGCTATGGCGGATCCCGGTCTGGTAAGACCTTTATCATCTGTTACGCTATCATTGTTAGGGCATCAAAGACTAAATCAAGGCATTTAGCCTGTAGATTTAAGTTTAATCATGCAAAGACCAGTCTTTGGCTTGAGACATTTCCTAAAGTATTTGCTCTATGCTTTCCAAACTTGTCGTATAAGGAAAATAAGTCTGATTATTATTATAAATTAAGAAACGGATCAGAGATTTGGGTATCAGGTCTTGATGAAAAAGACCGTACGGAGAAGATATTAGGTAAAGAATACTCAACAATATACTTTAATGAGTGCTCTCAAATTCCATATACCTCCGTCACTATGGCTTTAACTAGGTTAGCTGAGAAAAATGATCTACCAAAGCGTGTATTTTATGATGAAAACCCTCCAACACGTAGACATTGGTCGTATCCGCTATTTATGCTTGGTAAAGACCCTCACACGTATGATTTAAAGAAAAACAAAGACGATTACGGTCATATATTAATGAATCCTCAAGACAATATGGATAATATTGATCAGGAGTATTTAGACTTACTTGATAGTTTGCCTGAAAAAGATAAGCAGCGGTTTTTAAAAGGGGAGTTTAGTGAAGAGGATGATTACTCTATTTACTACGCTTTTGATCGGGAAAAACACGTAAAAAAATGCTTTAGAAACCCTAACTACCCGATTTTAATTGGTATGGACTTTAACGTAAACCCTATGACTGCTGTGGTGATGCAAAACTATGGCGGCAGTACTTACGTCATAGATGAGTTTTGGGAAATGGGATCCGATACGAGAAAGTTTTCTAAACTTATAAAGTTAAAGTATGGAACAGGGCATCAAGTGATACCAGATAGTACGGGTAAAGCTTTAAAGACGAGTGGTGCGGGTTTAAGTGATCACATGATTTTAGAGGAAGAGGGATTTCGCTTGGTTGGTCAGACGAATCCATTTAGGGTTGATAGATATAATTGCGTGAATAATTTTTTTGAAAAGGGTAAGATAACAATAGATCCAAAATGTCAAAAGCTAATTATGGATCTTGAGCAGGTGGCTTATAAAGAGGGATCATCAATGCCAGACACTAAAGATAAGTCATTAACGCATATTTCAGATGCGTTAGGTTATGGTCTTTACTGGATTGAGCCACTATTAAAGCCAAAAGCATCTGTGGGGATGTTGCCAAGGTGATATTTTATGATTGATTTTGAAGTGGATAAAAAAACAGGGTGTTGGAATTGGTTGGGCCATATTAATCCAAATGGATATGCTACTTTTGGTAGGCATAAGTATGCTCATAGAGTTTTTTATAAATCAAACAAGGGTGCTGTGCCTGACGGATATTGTGTTGATCACATTTGTTTCAATAGAAAATGTGTAAACCCAAATCATTTAGAGGCTGTTACTAATAAAGAAAATTGTAGAAGGGGTAAAAACCCTAAAATAAATAAACAACATGCCGAAGAGATTAAGTTTTTATACAAAAAATTTAAACACATAAGGCAAATAGACTTAGCGAATGCTTATGGAATAAGCCGATCTCAAGTTTCACATATTGTAACTAATCGGAAGTGGGTAGGTTAAAATGGCAGAACAGGAAAGACAGTTAGACGGTAACCCAAATCTATTAGACCGAGATGTCCGCAATTTAGTTATAAAGGACATTAAATCTGAAGAAAACAGGGCCAGAAAACGAGAGCAGCAAAAGCGTTTTGATGTTTATCGTGAAAGACAAGACCGATATATACTTGAGCGTCTTGAGCGAGAGTTTTCAGCTAAAACAGTTAATGAAATGCGCAAGATTTTTAGTATTAATTTATCAAAGCGTATCATTGATGAGATGTCTTCTATTTATAACATTGCTCCTGAGCGTGACTTTGCAAAACTAAGTGGCTCAGAGTTAAGTGATGCAGAAATGGCACAGTTAGAAGCTATTTATGAAGAGTGTCGTGTGAATGTGGCTATGAGACAGGCCAACCGCTACTATAACTTACAGGATCAGACGGCTATCATGGCTGTGCCTGATAAGTGCGGTGGTTTGAAAGTTAAGGCCATACCCCAGATGCACTATGATGTTATCCCTGATGCTATTAATCCTGAGAAAGCATACGCATACATACTCAATGTTTGGAATTTTGATCTACATAAGACCACTCGCAACAGTGAGAATGAGCCGACACAGTTAAATAGATACCGTCAGAACGATCGTATGAATCAAGTTATTGCTGATGAGAATGATCGTAAGGCAATGCAAGAGCGATACATTGTGTGGACACCGACTGAGCATTTTGTAATGAATGGCAAGGGTGAGATCCAGGGTGATGTCATGGCCAACCCTATTGGTCGCTTACCTTTTGTTGATGTTGCTGCTGAGAAGGATTTTCAGTTTTTCGTTAGGAGAGGTACAGGTGTTGTTGATTTTGCCTTGGATTTTGGGTTGTTGCTCAGTGATCTTAGTAACATCATACGTTTGCAGGGTTACTCGCAGGCAATTGTACACTCAGAAAAACAGCCGACTAACATGGTGGTGGGTCCTAACCATGTATTGTGGATGCAGCTTGATCCGAATCGTCCTGAGTTGTCACCTAAGTTTGAATTTGCTAGTCCTAGCCCAGATCTTGCTGGCTCATTAGAGTTTCTAGAGACTACACTTCGCTTATTCTTATCAAGTAGAGGTATTGATCCTGGAACTATTAGTGGCAAGGGTGAATCTAAGTCATTTTCTAGTGGTTTAGAGCGACTTCTTGCAATGCTTGATAAGTTTGAGGCCACTCGTGCTGACTTTGATTTATTCAAAGATGCTGAGCAAGAGTTGTTTGATATTCTAGTTCGCTGGTCAAATGTTTTCCAAAAAGTTAAAGACGATCAGGCTTTAGTCCCCTCACTAATGCAGGCGACTGTTCCTGATGATGTCTTTATGGATGTTAAGTTTAACGAGCCTATGATGGTTCAGACTCAGTCAGAAAAAGAAGCTTCTGTACAGTTTAGAGTTGATCAGGGTGTGATGAGTGAGATTCAGGCACTAATGAAGCTTGATGACTTGAGTGAAGAGGGTGCCATTCAGAAGATAAAAGAGAAAATGGAGCACGATAAGTTATTAGAAGAGATGCAGTCTGAAATGGGCATTGAGATTGCTCCTGCACCACTACCTCAAATTGATTTGCAGCCAGAAGATGTAGAGCAAGATGAACTAGAGGTAGAAGTTGGCGAAAATAACTAAGGGCCAAAATCGAATTGAGTCTGTTGAAAGGATGCGTATCAAGTACGACCTTGAAGAGATATTTGGAATATCTTTAAAGGGGACACCTGAGTTGAGGCAGGCTTTAGGCCAGGCAATTATTGATCGCATTGAGAAGCGTACAAAAGAAAAGTCTAAAGACATAAATGAGAAGGCTTTTAAGAAGTATTCAAAGGCCTATCAGAACAGTGATGATTTTAAAGCATCAGGCAAGACCAGCAAGGTAAACATGAGTTTGACTGGTGACATGTTGGCTGATGTCGACATTTTAAGAGACACATCTAAAGAAATAGTTATTGGTTTTACTGACCCTGAAGAGAGTGCTAAGGCTCATGGTCATGTTACAGGTGGCGGAAACCTTCCGAGACGTGATTTTTTTGGATTAAGTCAGCGTGATGTGAACGCTCTTAAGAAGCAGTTTTTACCGGAAGTTAAAGAAGCTATTAAGTTAAAAGAAGACCAGGGTCGGTCTGCATTTGAAGACGCAGTTTTAGGTTTGCTACGGAGATTTGATGGCGAAGGTGAAGGTTAGATTTGACCAGGCAGCTGCTGTAGACCGCGTTCTAAAGGTCTTTAAAAAGGTCAAACAAAACAAACAAATGAATAAAGAGATTGGTGAGTTCGTTACCGATCGCATTCGATTTGAAGCCAGAAGAGAGAAGCCACTTAATAATTCAAGAAAGTTTCCTAACCTCAAAGATTCTACAATAGAGAACAGAAGAAGGCTTGCAAAGTTTAACGCAACACATCCATCATTTACACCGCCTAAGAGTAACGCGACGATAACGGGTCAATTGTTGGAAGCTGTTTTGTATAGAGTTTTCCGTGGTGCTGTTGAGATATTTGTTAGTGACAAGCCCCGCACTCCGTATAGAACAGGACCTAGTTCTAGACAAAAGAAAGTTATTACTAATAAAGAAGTAGATGAGTTTTTAAGAATTATAGGTTTCAATATTTTTACAGCTAAAGGTATAAATAGTGATCCTAAGATAACAAAAAGAATTAACACAATCGTTAAGCGAACACTCAGACGCGCTTTGGCGATTGCAAATAAACTATAGGGGGAATATAATATGAGTGAATCTAAAGACGCCAGTGGCGTGCCTGAAACAGCAGACAGTGTCGCAATCCAGGAGAGTGTAACTACTGCAAGTGTCAGTGACACTGGAGACACCGTTAAGTATGACACCTACCGTAGAACTGTAAGCGAAGCTAAGAGAGCAAAGGCTGAGTTAGAAGAAACTCGAGCTAAGTTAAGTGCTTTTGAACAGCAGAAGCTTGAAGAAGAAGGTAAGTGGCGTGAAGCATACGAGAAATCGCAGAACGAATTAAAAGAAGCGAAATCAAAGTATGCTCAAACAATGGGTGGAGTTGTTAAAGGTAACGCAATGACAGCAATCTTAGATGAGGCTCGCAAAGCAGGATTCCAAGGTTCTAGAAATACTCTAGAGGCTCTTGTCAGTGACAAGTTAGCGGATCTTGAATACGACGATCAACTAAGACCAGTTCAAGACGCAGTTATGTCTGCTGTTAATGGAGTTAAAGAGATCGAACCTAGACTGTTCGGTACTGATGCTCCGAAAGTTGCTGATCATAAACTTAATCCTATTGATGGTGTAGCTCCTGCAGGCCCCGACAGTGTAAAAACGGCTAAGGACGATGAGCTTATGGCTCTTTGGGCTAAGGCAGAACAATAATAATAGGAGAATTTAAAAATGGCTAATGAAGTAGGTAACACTGAATTATCGGCCACTAAACAAGAAGTCATCACTGAGATCGCCCAGCGCGCTCTTATTGCTGCTTCTGTTTATGTGCCTTCTTGGAAGGATCTTTCTAGCCGTGCTGTTAAAGGTGCGTCTCAGATTTCTTTCCCTAAATATTCTAGCTTGTTTTCAGTTGAGAACAGAGCTTCAGCTACTGCTGGATCTAACCAGTTGTCAGCTTTCTCAAAAGACACAATGGATCTGGACGTTCGCGCTCACATCCAATGGGTTGTTGACACTGACGATGAGATTGAATCAACTCTTGATGTACAACGTGAGTACATTGAGCAAGCTTCTAAAGAGCACGCGTCTGATTTCGATCAGCGTGGTATCGCTAAAATGGAAGCTGATGCAATCACTACAACTACTGCTGGTGACATTTCACAAGCTGTATCTCTAGAGATGCGCAGAGTTCTTTGCCAGAATAAAGCAAACATGGATGACCTTTGGTTGTCTGTTGGTTGCGATCAGGAAGAGAAGCTTCTGCAAATCGACCCATTCATCTCTGCTGAGAAGTATGGTCGCGCAATCATTCCTGAGGGTGTTCTCGGAAAACTTTATGGCATGATGGTTTTAGTTTCTAACAACCTGGCTGCTCAACAGTATTTCGCACACAGTTCTGAGGGATTTGGTTTTGCTCTTCAGCGCGCTCCAGCGTTTGACGAAGCTCCAAAGCCTGAGTTTGGTGTTGGTGCTAAGTTGCAAGTTCTTGCTCAAAAGTACGGGCAAAAATCTTTGCAAGTTGGTGTACCTAACGCTTTCTTGGCTGATGGAACTACTGCGATCACCACTCAGAGTGCATTGATCGTTAAGGATGCTAACTAATAGTGGCAATGGGTATAATGTCTCCCCGTTTGGGGATTGACACTATTCCAAATTTTATCTCGGCGCGGACTCCTGCGGGTCTGCGTCGGGCTATGTTAAGAAACAACACAAAGCAAAAGGGCTATGTTTTTTACCATCACATTCAGTGGGTTGAGTCTGAAAAAAGATGGTATGCCTGGTTTGACGTAAAAGAAGAAATACAGTCGCTTGAATCGCTAGCAGGTGGTGGTAATGGCGATAGATGATAGATATAAAAGCACGATAGATCGTGAATATAATAAATTTGTAGAATCACCTACAAGACCTGGTGAGCCAGCTATTGAAATTGTTGGATCACTAGACGCACAAAGCGGATCAATCTTATCTGGACTTGATTACGATGACATAGAGTTAACAGCATCAACATCCACTACGGAAACATATACAATTAGAAACAACGCAACTGATATTGCTACGTTATTAGTTACTTATCAGAATGCTTCAAAGAGTAAAGTTACAAGAGCGCAAAGGACTGACATCTAATGGGTATTACTTTAAATCCATTTACAGGACAGTTTGATTTTATCGGTGAGTGGATAAAAATAAAAGATCCGATCTCTGCAAGTGCGTCTTCGACTTTTGACACAATACCGCTAACTGACTTCGTACATGCAGAGTACTTAATTAACTATAGAAGTCAGACAACAGACGAGGCAAAGAGTTTTAAGTTTAGTGTTTTAAATGATAACTCTGTTCTAAAAGATTCAGTGTATGTTAAAATGGGCACAAACATACGCGTCGATGTTAGTGCAGATGTTAACGCCGGAAATTTTGAACTAAACTTTACTAACAATGAAATTTTCGATGTTGATATTTCAGTAGCGAGACTCGTCTTAGAATAAGGGGGAACCAAGGATGGCAAGACAATTTTTCGGGGTAGAAAAGGGCCTAGACATTTTTCAGGAGAATGGGGATATACAGGTAAGAATCTTATCTGGTTCTGCAGTTCCTGATGGATTGCTAGATCAATCAAGTGCTCCAATAGGATCACTATACTTAAGAAACACTACTGGTGAGTTATACCAGAAGATTGCAAACGCAGGAAACTCTGCTGACTGGGAGCTTAACGGTTCATCTAGCGCGGGGCTTGGAAACTGGAGACCAGAACGGGTTGACGCTCATACTGGCCAGGTTTTAAGTGCTGGTGTTACTGATCCTACGGGCTGGTCAGACAACGATGGTGGCTTTGACGGTACTGATGCAACAGTTGGGCATTATGTACTAGATGGCAACTGTGACTTGTTTGAGATTACTGTAGTAGGTGGTGCGAGTTCTATAACTCTTGCTGCTGCCGCTAGTGCTCCAGTTGCGGATGACATGTTTGCAGTTAAGTTTAATTTACCTGATCCTGCAGGACAGGAAAACCAAGCGATCATAGTTTATGATGGCGCTGCATGTATTAAAGTTGCGGACGTTGATTTTGCTAACGCTTCAGGGATTACAGTAGATGCGGGTTACACTGCAGGTACTGGAGACCCGGTTGCTGGCGATTCAGTTCTAGAGGCTTTGCAAAAGATTGATGGCAATGTTGATGAATTAACATCTGCTGTTGGTGTTGCTCAAGGCGATAACGACATGGGTACCTATACGGGATCTTTGTTGAACGATAACGAGTCGGCTAAGCAAAATATTCAGCAACTTGAAACAGAGGCAGAGGCTTTAAGATCTTCTATTGGTGGATCTGCTGGCGATACTGACATGGGTACTTACACTGGTGAGATCCTGACAGATAATACCGACCAGCGCACTATCAATCAGGAGCTTGAGGATGCTATCGAGACTGGTGGAGTTACTAAAGAAGAAACTGGCGTTTCAACTCCTACTGTTTTGGATGCGGTTTTAGTTGATGAAGCAAGATCATGTGTTTGGTTAGTAAGTGCATTTGATGAATCAAATCTAGACGATGTGCAATCAGTAATGATTCACGGACTTAATGATGGAACTGCTTCTGCGGATGCTTCTTCTGTTACTGATGATGTGTTTTCAAAAGAAAGACTTAACAGTAACTTTAACTTTCAGGTTTCGGTTGTTTTAAACGGCGCTGGTGCAGCTCAAGAGATGCGCTTGCAGGTTGATACATCAGAAACTGGATTGACTTACACTGCTGTAAGGTTGGGATGTTCACCTAGTGGCTATTAATATTCAAAACGCTTTTGATACTGAAGAGGATGGTTTTGCTGTAACTGATCAAGACGGCAATACCGAACTCTATGTAACAAGTGGAACGGGAGACCCTAGCGGGTCTTCTGCTCCGATTAATACTTGGTATTTAAGGCAGGACTCACAGCTTTTATATTACAAGTTCGGCTCTGGCAACAGTGATTGGCGCCAAATTCGAGCTGGTGATATAACATTTGATCCATCGTCGAATAGTTTAACTGCTACAGATTTACAGGCGGCATTAGCAGAAGCGTCTGGTCTTATAGATACAAACATTGCAGATATTGCTACTAATGCTAGTGATATATCTACTAATGCAGGTAATATAGCTACTAATGCTTCAAATATATCATCAAATGATTCAGATATTGCAGACTTGCAATCGCAAATTGACGGCTTAGTTTATGGTTTAGACTTTGATGAAACGACTAGAACCTCGTCACTAACGGTAACAGGTAGTTCGTTTACCACTTATGACACTTTAAACTTTAATGTTTCAGATGTTAGTGGAACTAATAAGTATAGGGTTAATTGTAACTTTCTATACAGACATAATGCCGCATCAAATGATATTAGAGTGCAGCTTTCAATAGATGGTAGCACTATAGAAATGAGAGAAGAGCCAAAGGATCAAGGTAGTGACCAGAGATACACTAGGTCAATTACTGCTTTTGTTTCTAACTTATCATCAGGTGCTCATACTGCTTTAATACAATTTAGACCAGCTACTGCAAGTAGACAGTCAACCTTGCATAGATCAATTATTGAAGTTTGGAGGGTTGAGTAATGCCATCAACTGTTTATAGCTATTCTGTTTCAAGTGATACCGCAAACGCTTCTGTTGCTACAGATGCTTTATGGCAGGAAATACTAGATAGCTCAATTATTATAGCGCCTGAATCGATTGTAAACGATGCTGATGATTTAGATATCACAATGAAGGATGCTATTACAAAAGCAGACCTTGATGCTGTTGTTTTAGCACATCAGGGTGTGCCGATTGATGATACCAATGTTGCGCAACTTGTACACATTGATTCAGAAACTCCTAGTGGCACTCCACTTTTTGCATCTAAAAAGGCTGACGGGTCTTCTTTTACTGCTGTCACTCATGACTTTACTGATAAAACAACCTGGTACAAACAGTCTATACAGTCAGTTGATGAAACCCTTACTGGTAGCGGTGTTGGGCCATATTCGAGCGCAAATCCAAACTGGATAGATGTGATAAACGGTAAAGTTTATCAACAACACACCAAGCAAGACTATGCGGTTATTGTTAAGGTTGATGATGTTGTACAAACAATTGGCTATACGATAGATCATGCATCAGGTGAGGTTACTTTTGATAGCTCTCAAAGCGGAGTTATAAAAGCTACCTATCATTATCAAAGCGGATCGACTTGGATACTAGAGCCTGATTCGGGTAAAGAAATAGGACTAGAGCATAGTGAGATACAGTTTACAAAAGACTGTACTGTTACAACTCCCGTTGCTTTTGAAGTGTGGGCATATAACCCACTTTTTAATCCAGGCCTTGCAATTGATCCAGATGATAAAACGTTTATACCTGGAGTTAGTTCAGGCAATCCTTTAAGGTTTATGTTTAAGTATGAAAAATATCATAACATTAAAGACATCATAAACACTGCAAACTTAGGGCAGGGTTCAATACCTGCTCTTAGTGGATTAACAAATGATATTTTAGTTTTTCCTTTTAACTACGTGACAGAGATTAAGCTTAAGAGTTCAGAGGGAGCGCAGCTTAGAATCACACTCTACGAAAATACAGCTTTTACAGGCGAGTGGGCAACAGCTACGTTTTATTGCACCAGCGAGGATGAAGGCTAATGAGTTGGCAAATAAAGCTTTTACAATTCATTAAGCCCGTGCTTCGATACTTAGGTAAACTGTATCTACCTTACACGGTAAAAAAAGTGACTGGACGCGAATACTTTGAAATTAGAGACATCATAGAGCCAGGTGACATTATCTTAAGCTCTACTCATGGACAGATTAGCAACTTGTTAAATCCTGCTGAATGGAGTCATGCTGCTATTTATTGCGGGTTACAAAAAAACAGTGTTGGTTATGTTTTAGAGGCTGTCGGTCGCGGTGTTGTAAAAACAGATATTATCACTCACATATTAAGCAAAGATGAAATTGCAGTTATAAAAGCAAAGCAGCTATCTAAATACAAAAGAGCAAAAATAAGAAGTGAAGCAATCGACCTATACGAAGGTACAGACTACGATTTTTTATTTCTCCCCGGCGCAAAGGCACTTTATTGTTATGAACTTTGTGTTGAGATATTAAGGCAATACTGCCCTGCATTAGACATGAAAATGGAAGATAAGTTTTTAGGTCACGAATACTATGGCTACAAAACTTTTATTAATAATACTGATGATTTTGAGTTAGTATTTAATACTAGAGGTAAATAGTATGGCTATTTTTCCAAATTTAGAACTAGAGCGAGAAGTCCAGACCGACGACAAAATTCGTCTCGATGCCACAAAATCATTTGTTTCTAAAGAAGAAGCTAGCATTACGCTAGTCGAAATAGAACCTGAAAGTGGCTCAGGTTTTATTGATGTAACTGGCTCTAGTTCAAGCGATTACTTTCTCGACTGGAGCTACTCAGGGTCGAGTAGGACAGTAACTGTTAGTTGCCGTATAACCACGGATGGCTCTCCAGTCACTTTTACAAAAGATATCGAAGTACTAACACCAGCCGACGATCTATTATTTAGTGACGACCAGGATCTTGTAGCATTAGAGCAAGACATACTCAAGTGGGTTAAGAACGGTCGCAACTCTTTTTTAAACATGCATCGCAAGGCGCAATACTTAATACTTGAGCGCTTTAATGACTTAGGTGTCAGAACTACTGACGGTGATCGTGTTTCAAAGAGTATTGTTTTAGATGTTGAGGACGTAAAGAAATGGTCTCAGTATTTAACTTTAGAGTTAATCTACGGTGACTTATCCAATTCTGTTGATGATATTTTTGCACAGAAGAGACAATTTTATGGTGGTAAGGCTGCAGAGTCACAAGACGTTAGTTTTAAAAAGTTTTTAGATTTGAATGAAAACGGAAGTCTTGAAAACGATGACATCATAAACATGAAGACGATGGACTTAGTTAGAACATGAGTTTAGCAGCAGTTAGACCTTACTTTAGAACTAGATTAGATGCTTTAGGTTATAAAGAGTGGTCAGATGGATTTAACTTTGCAAACATACCTCAGACTATTTTGGATGGCAGTTATCATTTAGAAGTTGGCACTGCTGGCGGAACTAAGGTTGGTCAGCTTGTTACTGAGATAGACTTTCCGATAACTGTTCGGGTATTTTTTCAGGGTTATTCAGATCCGCGTGGCAGAATAGATGATGCTATGGCTGCTGCGGATGCTATATTGGCTGAAGTTTTAATAGAATCAAACTCACAGGGAGCCACAATAAAAGCAGTGCTTTTTGACAGTGTCACGGTAAACCCTTACGATGGTTCTGATGATAACGATATTATTTTAGAATTAGTTTTTACTGCAGTATTAGATT